TCTTTAATTTCATATCCCTTAAGAATATACCAGTTACGCTCTTGTTCTGAAAGTTCAGGTAGCATATACCCTCATTTTCTGAACGGCTTTTCGGTGTTGTTTTTCGGTTATCTTTTCGTCGTTTAGAAACCATTCATAAAGATGTCCGTCTACACTCTCATAAGCAGGACCGTCTTCCCGGTGAAGTTTGTCGTTTAGCCACCATGACCGAGATCCGTCTGAATATTCAACCGCAGGGCCATCTTCACGATGTCGTTTGTTGTTTAGATACCAATGCCGAGTTCCGTCTGCCCATTCAACAGCAGGGCCGTCTATTCGATGAAGTTTGCCGTTTAGATACCATACCCGATCTCCGTTTTCATATTCAACAGCAGGGCCGTCTTCTCTATGACGTTCGCCGTTTAGGAACCATTCGCGAACTCCACTGGCTTCGTTGATTTCATACCCCTTAAGGATATACCAGTTACGATCTCTGTCGGATAATTCAGGAAGTGACATATCGCTTCATTTCTTTGTGTGCTCTGTATGATATTCGTTTACCGTTTAACCACCATTCCTGATATCCATCTATGCGGACGATAGCAGGGCCATCTTCTCTATGACGTTCGCCGTTCAAATACCAGTACTGAGTGCCTTCGGTCGTGATATAGGCGGGTCCATCTGTTCTATGAAGTCTGTCGTGTTGGAACCAGCCTTGTGCCCCTCCCGAATATTCTTTAGCAGGGCTATCTTCTCTATGAAAGGATCCGCCCAATCGAAATTCTCGCAAGAATTTATTTTCTCTAATTTCGTAACCTTTAAGAAAATACCAATTACGATCTTGTTCTGAAAGTTCAGAAATAACATATCGCGCGCGTGGACTGTTTCTGGTCATATTAGCCCCAAGTTAGAATATAGAGCATAGCTTCTTTAGAATCCTCGAATGCTGGTTGCTGTGGTAATCCATCATAATAAACCCTTACTTCCGGTGCAGTTATTAATGCATATCTACCCGACAGCTTTTCTCTAATCCAGGTATGAGAGTCTGTAGTTAGATCAATAGTCGTCTGAGTAAAATGATCCGGAACAAATGCTAACTCACGGGTCATAAACCATTGATTGATATTGATGTCATCTAATGTTTTCATTAGTTCACCAATTGATAAGTTTCTTCTAGTTGCTTAAGCAAATCATTAATAGTTGGGTTGGTTTCGGCTAGCAACACAATGTCTCTCATTAAGGTTAATCTGCGGCGTATTCTTTCTGGAGTACCTTCTATCTGCTTCAGTTCATTTTGCAAATCTGGAATCAGAATTCGTAATTCTGAATGACCCCTCACTGAATGACCCCTCATGAGTCCGTAAATCAGATCGGGTCCCTGTCTATTTACATGAGTCCATTGCTCATATACAGTATCTCCTATACCTAATATAGTTTTAGCTTTCAGATAGTCATAGGGTGGACCGGTCGTGTGTTCTCTAGTCATTTTAGTAATAGATAGGCTTCCTCTACTTGACACAACAAATCGTTAATCGTTGCATTGGTTTCAGCAAGCAACACTATGTTTCGCATCATATTCAATCTCTCGCGTATAGCCGGCGGATAGTTTTGCTCCCTTAATTTAGTAAATAAAGTATCAATGTCTTTAAACCCTTCGTTGAAAGTTTCGTCTTCGTCTGGGTTCATATGATCTATTATACTAGTTTCACTTTTAAAGTCAAGCCAATAATTGGGATAAATAGAAATGTGCGGATCACGATGTTGAAGCATCTACCCGCTCTAACGATCAGGAAGGATCATCAGAAATGTATTTAGACCAAAGAATGCCGCAATGCGAAAATGGTTGCGGGAACCAGGCTATTAGATTCACTTTAAAAGGAAAAGCTGTTTGCTCAAAGAGACCAGCTGGTTGTTCGGCTGTACGTAATAAAATGCAAGAAACATCTATAAAACGATATGGCGTGCCTAATATAAGTTTGTTACCAGAAATTAAAGAATTAAAAAGCAAAAGTGGAATAGAACGCATTGCTGCTATACCATTAGAAGAAAAAGAAGCTACATATAAAAAGATAAAAGCAACAAAAGATGCGGCTACACAAAAATTAATAGAGACAGCTAAACACGGAGAACAAACTCTAACCAAAAAGCAATATTATAAATTAGTAGGTAAAATAACTGAATGGAATTATCGAAAGCATATCAATCAACTTGATCCTGATAGAATGCGCGGGAATGATTGGCATTTGGACCATATGATTAGTAGATATTATGGATTTTGTACTGGAATACCCGCATATATTATCGGAGACATAAATAATTTAGAGATGTTGCCTGGAATAGTCAATGAGACAAAACGGCAAACTAATTCATTAACTGCCGATGAATTATTTCATAGATACAACACATATTACGAATCGTCTAAAGATATACCATTCGATCCTGCAGCATATGATAATTTGCCTAAACGAGGATTTTTTAGGGCCGGGCACAAACACCCAACCTCAGTTTATACTGATGAACTAGGAAAATGCACTTACTGCCAGACGGATGCTCACTATAAATATCCTAGTGGGAAATGGTGTTGTCTACCACATAAAAATAGTTGCCCCTCATTGAGAGAAAAGAATAAAAAGGGGCACTCTAAGACAGAAAGCGTGGATGTAAATAGTGGTTAACTAATTTTCCTGTCACTTTTGATGATCATCATAGTATGCCCATTGTCCGCGCGGGGGAGTAATGCTTTTTGATCCATGAATTATCCAGGTGATCTCAAAATCGTCTTCATCAGGGCACCAGTTTCCACAGGGCATACCATCTGTAAACACGATCATCCGATTTGGAACAATGCCTTCTTCCTTGAGGTACTCAAACATGCACATAAAGTCGGTCCCGCCGCCGCCCTGCATCTTGTATCCATCGATGGTATCAAGATTTTCAGACGAGAATTCTTGCATATTATAGACCTCAGTATCAAAGCATGCTACCCTGATCTTAAATCCATCAAATGCTTCCATCATGCCAGCGACTTCTGATAGAAAATCTTGTCCCTGCTTCATTGAAATAGAGCCCGACAAGTCGATAAACACAACAACGTCAATCTCTTCGCCAGGAAGCAAGCCGGGCAAAACCGCATCCATATGCCAACCGCGCCGAGAAGGCCGCATCCAGCTATAGTTTGAACGTATAGCAGAAGTGAGATTGGTTTGAATAAGTTCTCGCCATGGCATAACCGGAGCAGTCATTTGCTTGATCATGCGTTCAATGCCAGCCGGCAGAGTACCAGCCTCTTGACTTAACGCCGCCTGGATCATAGCCTGCTTCATTTCCTGACGAATTCGATCACGTTCTTCCTGTGACAACTTAGGACGACCCTTGCCCTTCTTATCATCACCATCACCATCACCTTGATCGCCAGACACTGAACCTTCTCCTTCTTCACTGGAATCAAGGTGATCGTCAATCATCTTGTCCAGCAAATCATCAATGTTGATTTTCTGAACATTCTTCATTAGATCATCATAGATGGCTTCGGAAGCCATACCATCATATTTGGCTTCATACAAACACGGAACAGTTGTAATGAATTCGCCGACCTTATGTCGCTTCAAATCAGCGTTAATTGCATAGTCACCTGCAATGTTCCACAGCTCAGGATGCCTGCGATCTCGGCGATCCATATGATCATAGATGCAATGTCCGATTTCATGTGCGAGCAGAAACTCAACCTCTTTCGTCTTAAGCATCATGATAAACCGAGAATTGTAATACAGAACATTCCCGTCAGTCGCAGCAGTAGTGCACCATTCATCCGCATTGATCATACGCATGCGAGTTGCGAGATTGCCGAAGAAAGAATGCTTCAAGTACAAACCAACTCGCGCTGTAATCAGCTTTTCTCGGGCTTCATTGTCGACCTTAGGGTCTGTCGGACCCACAAGATTTTCAAACTTCTTGCTCCGTGTGCGGGTCTTGCCCTTATGTTGGGTAGCAGTAGGAACAATAGTCGTATTCTTGGTGCTCATTCTCTAATCCTCTTAATAGTATTTGATAGTGATACTCTAACAAATGACAATGAATTTGTCAAGCCGCAAACGAACGGGATAAATACTTTTATGCATGTTATTTATGACCATTGGATGTCCCAATTACAAACAATTATAGATTCTACGTCATCCAGGGCCCTGGGGCAAGTAATATGTAGCCGAAAGAACAAAGAGTTACGAGAGTGGTTGGATCAGAATACAACCGAATTGGGCGATGTGACTATAACCGAAAAAGTGTGGTATCTAATTACAGGCAAGCCAAATGTTTTTTGTGAAAATAACAAAAAAAGAACATTTCGACCCAAAACATCAGATTATGGTTTTTGTAATAATATGAAGCATTGTCAGTGTCTTAGAGAACACTGGGTGGAAACATATCAACCAAGAGATATGTCAGACGTAATTGAAAAACGCAAGAAAACCTGGTTGGAAAAATATGGAGTAGAAAATGCCTCACAAAGCGAAATAGTTAAGGCAAAAGCAAAAGCTACTGTTGCAGCCAAAGATAATTCAGTGACAAGACACCGTACTAGGAAAAATAAAGAAACTGTTGGATTTCATCAAGTGATTGATAGAGTTTCTGAAAAAGTTTCACCTAAATTCGCGAGAGATGATTATTTTGGTAGCAGAGCAAAAAACAAATATCCATGGGAATGTAATACATGCCAAACCATATTTACCGATCATGTTGATTACGGACATATCCCGCGCTGTTATGTTTGTTATCCTAAAAAAATCTCAGAAGGAGAAATACAATTACGAGAATTTGTAAATTCACTAGGAATAGAGACCATTAACAACGTAACCGGCATCATTGGTAAATTAGAATACGATATTTTTATTCCAAGCAAACAAATAGCATTAGAATACAATGGGGTTTATTGGCATTCCGAAGAATATCGAGATGCGGATTATCATGTGAACAAATATCTGGCTAGTAAAGAAATAGGCATCAAACTAATTCAGGTGTTCTCTGATGAATGGGACAGCAAACCTGATATTGTGAAATCAAGAATAACAAATATTTTGGGGTTGAGTCCTAGAATATACGCTAGAAAATGTGAAGTTCGAACTGTTCCTGGCCAGGCATACAAAGAATTCACTGAAAAACATCATTTGCAAGGATATGCCGGCGCATCTGTAAAACTAGGATTATACCATAATAATGACTTAGTTGCAGTCATGAGTTTTGGAAAAGCTAGATATGATAAAACAGAATATGAAATGATTAGGTTTTGTTCAAATGGAACAATAGTTGGGGGTGCCAGCAAATTATTCAAATATTTTGTGAAAACATACAATCCTAAATCTATTGTGAGCTATGCAAATCGATGCTGGAGTGATGGTGGTCTCTATCGTCAATTAGGTTTCACTGATATTACCGAAAACATACGGAATGCGGGTTACTGGTACATCAAGAATGATATTCGATACCATCGCAGCAATTTTACCAAAGCTGCTTTGGTTAAACAAGGGAACAATCCTAATAAAACTGAGTCTCAAATAATGAAGGAGATTGGTGGGCATAGAATATATGACTGCGGAAATTACAAGTTCTTGTGGGAAGCTTCCTGATATTCTTCTTCGGATATTTCTATTCCGTTTAGAAACCAATACCGATCTCCGTCTGCATATTCAGCCGCGGGGCCATCTTCTCTATGCCGTTTGCCGTTTAGATACCATTCCCGTCCTCCGTCTGCATATTCAGCCGCGGGGCCATCTTCTCTATGCCGTTTGCCGTTTAACCACCATTCCCGATGCCCGTCTGCATATTCAGCCGCGGGGCCATCTTCTCTATGACGTTTACCGTTTAAAAACCATCCACGATAATCATCGAACTCAGCTATCTCGTACCCCTTGAGGATATACCAGTTACGATCTTGTTCTGATAATTCTTTGATCATTTAGCTTTACCTGACAATGATTGTCCCACTTGAATTTTCTTTAGAGCTTTAATTAATTCCGGGAGAGCCTCGATTCGTACTGCTACCGTTTGTTTGTATCCGGTTTCAATAAGAACATGTTCCAGGCTAGACCGGATCTTAATGATCTCTTCGGATGTTGTCAATACCGAAATCACCCGCCGCTTTCTTCCGGGAAAATACTCTTGATCTACAGAGGTTACCCGAGGCTGCATTTAATGTATCGTGGTATTATTTGTGTTAGGTAGAGGTTTCTTTTCCAATTGATAGGTCTTCCCTATATATTCAGGATACATAAGGTATAGATACGAAGACGTACCATCATTATCATAGTCAATAAAAAAATTGTCTCTAGACCAAGACATTCCATACCTTGACTCATATGTTAGCCAGGACTGGAACGCGGGGCTAGGTCGTAGGCCTTTCGTAGTACTGAGAAAATTTAACAATTCTACCTTTTCTTCATTTGTGAACCTGACACTCTTGATATAGGTACGAAATGCAGCTGGTGGAGTTCGGCTGAAATACTTAATACCGTCAGGCATTATATCAGCTTCATATACAATTACAGTTGCTTGTATCTTTGGTGAGGACTGAATATACACCTCATATTCACGCACAAAATTTTCACACAAAGCATAATCATTCGTGAATATAGATAAACTGCCATATTCACTTCTCTCTTTGCCGCCGCCATCGTAATTATTCTGACGTGCATTAAAAATAGTAGTGTAAAAAGTAAGTAATGCTGATTCTAATTTATGTGGGTTTTTGGCAATAACATATACCGGACTATTTCTACTAATAGCACGACGAATAGTGTTATTTGTTAACTTGAAGTTGATTTTATATTTAAACTGACCACGATACAGTCTTTGTCGTGTTTCACTCTTGAACTTCAATGATTCCTCCTTCACCAATTACTGCAACTAGCTTAGGGGTCGCTTGGAAAACGATTTGATCACCTTCCATCACCGCCATAACGTTTGAATTAGAAATTTTCTCAAACAAGATTTTCTTTGCTAGCGGAACACGGACCAATTCGTCAATCTTTCTAGATAGCGGACGTGCGCCCATCTTCGGGTCATATCCCTTATCAGCAAGATATTCGATTGCTGCCTCAGAAAGATTCAACGTGATGTTGTGCTTATCCATAAGTGGTTTCTTAATATCTTCAAGAAACTTAACTACAATCTTCTTCAATGATAATTGGTCCAATTTATTAAACTTGCAAACCAGATCAAGACGATTACGAAACTCTGGCTTAAAGAATTCTTTAAGGGCCTTATCATCTTCTCCGGTGCGTTCTTGCGAACCAAAGCCGATATTGTTTCTTTCATTATCTGCTGACCCGAGATTAGAAGTCAAAATAATGATGCAATTCTTTAAAGAGACTTCCTTACCATTAGAGCCGGTCAAACGACCTTCATCCAACATCTGCAAAAAGATATTGAAAATATCCGGGTGGGCCTTTTCGACTTCATCAAACAATAATACCGCATGCGGATGCTTGCTAAGATCAGAAATCAGGCGCCCACCCTGAACCTGAGAATCGCTAAATCCTACATATCCAGGCGGAGGACCAATCAAACTACTAACCGAATGCTTTTCACTAAATTCGCTCATATCGTACTTGAGTAACTTGCAATCCAGATTTTCAGCAAGCAACTTTGCGGTTTCAGTATTATGATTAATGATACCGTTTGCTGTTTGATATAAATGAGAATCACTATCTACACTCAGATCATAAAAAATTTCCTCATCAGACGGTTGAATATCTGTTACTGTAATTACCGTTCCGGAAAATTTAGTAATAATATCACCGACCGACAAAGAATCTAGAAATACACATGTTTTTCCATCAAAAACTAAATGCTTATTAGCCGCATGTAAAATATCTCCGGAATCAAAAAATACTTTTCTTCCTGAGGTTTTCTTGGTAATCGCAGCATTGATATCTACCCAGACTCCATTTTCATTCTTAATTCTTAAAACAGAATTCAGAAATTGTTCTTGTTCCGGAATAAACGTTATCTTTTCATATTTTTCTAAAATTGAAAAAAGACTAGAGACAGGCAGAGTTACTTCAATCATTTGTGATCCTTTGCAAATATTTATAGACATTATAACTTACTAAATTTTAAAAATCAAGTGTCTATTACTAAATAGATTATATAGGAGACACAGGATATGGGTAAACCATTAGCGAATAGATTAACTAATTCAATTGTATATAAAAGAGAATTTGATGATAGAAAACTTTCAGATTGTGAGGTCAAAAAATTAGAAGAATTTCATAAAAATATAGGATATACCCCAGACCGCATTGCTTTTATTATTTCTTGTATTAAGTTTTCGTATGAAGATTGGGGAATAATGTGGAAAAAACTAAAAGAACTTCATAATGGCACTTTACCTTATTTAATAATCAGATACGGTGAAGAAGATGGAACTGCTAGATATATAAAAACGAATAAAAAGAAAACCGCCAGTTTTGATCATTCTTCGGAAACTCAAAGAGCAAGGGCAGAAAAATCTGCGGCTAAATCTAGAGGCAATAAAAGTTTTAGTGTAAGAAATATTGGATATTGGATAAACAAAGGTTTTACTAAAGAGGAAGCAACGACTAAAGTTGCTAACATACAAGCAACCAATACTGTTTCTAGATATATCAAGAAATACGGAGAAGCTGAAGGTCCTATTAAGTTTAAAGAACGTAATGAAAAATGGGTTAGAAAAATGAATGATAATCCAGAAATATGTAGAAAGCGTAGTTTAGGTCTATGGAGATATATTGAACGGTATGGGCCTGAAGAAGGCCAAGAGAAATATAAGGCTATGCGCAAAAAGAAAAATGATCATAGCAGTGTAGGAAATGCATCATTAGAATCTATCAAAGCCTTCACTTTAATATTAGATATATTAGATCAACACTCATTAAAATATTACATAGGAGTTCCTGATAACAGAGAATGGTGTATCTATAGTGATGAACAAAAACAATTTTTCTTTTATGATTTAACTATTCCAAGTCTGGATATTATAATAGAATATCATGGTGAAGCATGGCATCCAAATCCTAGATGGGAAAAAGAAAAACTAGAACAATGGAGACAGGTAGTAACTAACCATTCTAGTGCTGATGTTGCTAAAAAGACTGAATTAAAGAATAAAACAGCGAGAGATAATGGATGGAACTTATTTGAGGTATTCTCCTCTGAAGTTTCTATTACTATTCCTACTATACTTGAACATATTTCTAAATTAGGTTATTCATAACAGCAAAATTATACATATCATCATCCATTTGAATCGTAACCTGTTGTTCTCTAGCCAAACATTTACCACTACCTGTAGGACCTAGCAGCAAGAAGCTAGCAACTGGTTTCTTTTCGTTACTAATTCCCGCAAAAGATGCATAGACGCGATCTAGAACCTGATCAACGGCTTCATCCTGTCCGTACAGCTTGCTTTTAATATTGGACTCAAGATTACTAATGATATCATAATTATCACCATTCATCTTATTTGCTGAAACACCAGTAAAATTTTCAACTTGTTCATGAATATGTTCTTTGGTGATTTTTGCATTCTTGTTTTCTAAGACACGCTGCTTTGCGCATGCGGCATCAATCAAATCAATTGACTTGTCCGGGTTCTTTCGATCATGGATATATCGTTCAGCAGAATCAACCGCAGTTTCAATAGCCTCGTTCGTGATTTCGACCTCGTGGTAATCATTTAGTCTAGGAGCTAAGCCACTCAAAATACGAACAGTGGTATCGCGGCTAGGTTCATTAACCGTAATACGATAGAACCGACGCATAAGAGCCCTATCCTTTTCGAAGGATTGATAATATTCTTCCCAGGTTGTAGATGCAATAACCTTAAGTATACCCTTTGTAAGTGCAGGCTTGATCATATTTGCGAAATCTACAGAGCCGGACGTCGAGCCGCCAGCGCCCTGCATGGTGTGTGCTTCATCAATAAAAAGAATTGCATTCTTTTTTACAGACAATGCATCAAGAACATTCTTAACTTTTTCTTCAAAATCACCACGATACCGAGAGCCGGCCAGCAGCGACCCAATCTCTAGAGAATAAAGCTCATGGCCCTTCAGAAAATCCGGAACCGCATCAGCAACGATGGCGTTTGCAATGCCGTCTAAAATAGCCGACTTGCCGGTGCCAGGATCGCCCACTAAGAGCACGGAACTCTTGAAACGTCGGGCCATGACATGAATGATATCTTCGATTTCCTTATGTCGCCCAATAACCGGTTCAAGCTTGTCTTGTCTAGCAAGTTCAGTAAGATTGATCGTATATTCTGCAAGAATATCATCTGCTTGATTTGGAGAAATAGCTGAATGGTCGCCGCTAGCATAGTGCTTCTGCCAGTGATTGAGGAATTCTGCTTTATTGATTCCGTACTTAAGCAGAAAGTATGATGCATGTGAATTTGTTTCGGTTGCAATACTCATATACAAATCGAGAGTAGCAACTTGCCTACGACCAGTAAACAACACCTGAGTCACTGAACGATTTATAACACGTTCTAGTGTGTTGGTGCGCTTAGGCTGAATATTCGGATCAGTTGACTCGATTGCATGAAGTCCATCCAAATATGCTTCAATCTCCGCCAACATCATATCAACATCCACATTCATCAGACTAACACACTTCTTGAATGGTGGATGCGAAATCAACGCCCATAGTAGGTGTTCAACTGCCACATACTGGTGTTTTCGTTGTTTAGCAGCCTCAATAGCGTGCTCAATGATGTTTTCAATTTCCGGGGACTGATTAATAATAGTGCTCCTTTGTTTTCTTTAATATTTAATATAGTGATGTTTGGTGTGTATGTCAAGTGCAACTTTGGCTTATTAAATTTGCTATTAATCTGCCATGTGAATAGAACTGGTCGGCAAAAATAGTACTTTCTAAGGCAGGCCCATCTTCTCTATGAAGTTCGCCGTTTAACCACCATTCTCTCCAATAGCCATTCAGTGATTCCTTAATTTCATATCCCTTAAGGATATACCACATACGATCTTGTTCTGAAAGTTCAGGCAATGCCATTTTGTATCTTCATTTTCTGAACGGCTTTTCGGTGTTCTTCTTCGGTCATACTTACATCGTTTACCCACCATTCCCGAGTTCCGTCTGCATATTCAATTGCCGGGCCATCTTCTCTATGACGTTTGCCGTCTAGATACCATTCCCGAGTTCCGTCTGCATTCTCATAAGCAGGGCCATCTGTCCTATGAGGTCTGTCGTTTGCCCACCATTCCCGAGTTCCGTCTGCATATTCAATTGCCGGGCCATCTTCTCTATGACGTTTGCCGTCTAGATACCATTCCTGATCTCCGTTCGCATATTCGATAGCAGGTCCATCTTCTCTATGAACCTTGTCATTTAGATACCATTCCCGATGTCCGTCTGCCCATTCAATTGCAGGGAATCCGTCTTCTCTATGATATTTGCCGTTTAGATACCAGTAACGAGTTCCAGAAGGTCCAATCTTGATTTCATACCCCTTAAGGATATACCAGATACGGTCTTGATCAGAAATTTCAGGAATTCTGGATTTCATTGGTGTAACTTCGGTTAATAGCGACGATAATATCTTCATGTATATTATTCGGAACAAACGGTGTCAATCTCAAAAATTGATCTCCGTATGTTCCATTACCCATTGGCATACCATAACCTGGTACTTGTATATTGATATTCGGTTGTGTACCAGCTGGGATATCAATTTCTATCGTATTTCCAGAAAATGTCACGAATTTTACTGTCTTACCAGTGATCAAGTCTAATACTGATATAGGATATTCTGAATGAAATTCTGTTCCACGACGTTCAAACTTCGAATCATTTTGTACGTTGAATTCTACGATAAGAAACGAATTATCTCCTAGTAACCCACTCAGTCGTATTTGATCGCCGGTTTTGGTAGAGAGTGGAACCTTCACTTTAATCGTCTTGCTACTTCCACCTGGTATATTAATCGAAAATGTTTGTTCAGCACCGTAATACGCGGCCGACAGCGGTATTGACACCGTTGTCCTATAAACAGTTTGTTGCTGATAATTGTTATTGAATCCTTGACCGGGGGCTGGCCGACCATTCATACTAAAATCAAACCGCTGGCCAAATTGCTGTCCAAATGCCTGTGCGAAAATATCGCTTAAGTCAACACCATGATCACCACTACCAAAACTAAATTGTGGCGCCGGATTATCATATGCTGTTCGCTTATCATCATCCGAAAGTACTTCATATGCTAGAGTAATTTCTTGAAATTTAGCCAAATCTCCGCCGCAATCAGGATGGGCTTTCTTGGCCAATTCCCTGAATTTCTTTTTTATGTCATCTTTAGTAGCATCTCGCGTGACGCCAAGGGTATGATAATGATCCATTTGTATTAAACATTATATCAGCCATTAAATGACCTGTCAATTGCTATCTTGCTAGGAATCATTAGTTGTTGAGTTTACCGGAGTCGAAGGTGTTGTTCCGGGACCAATGCCTATATTCGGACCTGCAACACCTTGAATCTTTTCCTGAGTACGACCGAATGAGGTTACACCAATCACCGCACCCATAGCAATATGAAACAACCCGGCGCCTTCTAAAGTTATTGGCTGCCATGGTGTAGTGATACTACCTTTAGTCAATGCTTGTACCGCAGTCCATCCAATCGGGAACAAAATAAAGTCGCATATACAAACAATCATATACATCCAGGACATTGCCGGGCGCCACTTAGTATTGATCCAATTCTCATTGGTATTTGGTACCAAGACATCTGCGCCATCGGCTGCGTTCTGTCCTGCTTTAGTTAATTCAGGATTATTTAAATTTTTCATGTTGTTATACTCTGAGTTTCTCTGTTGCATTGTCTTATAGAAAACTGGATCATTAACCATAGAATTATAATGATCATCGTCCGTTCCTATAACAACTAATTCTTGATTTTGACTGCGGTCTGGTAATACGAAAGTTGCGGACGGGGCAACACTGGTATTGTCGATAGGAGTAAATAAATCATTTTGATCAGTCATAACTATCCTTCACATTCCTGCCATGGCTTTAATATTTTTAATATACTCATCTTCGTAATATGATGGTATTTTAGGTTGCAATCCGGCACGGACTCTGACTTCATTGAGGTCTTCTTGATCTATAGTGTCCTTACTCTCTGCTTCTTCTGAATCGGCATCATCATCTCCGTGATCAATCTTATATTCATTTGGATTGCATGTTATTGCCTGATGTAAAATTTCTTCATCAGCATCATACTCTTCCCCTTCAACATCAACCGTCCAATCTTTCAATTTTAGGCCGGTTAGTGTTTCTAAATCAGACAATAAAGAAATAATTCTTTTAGGCACGGTTGATCTACGCTCTAATTCAGCAAATACTAACCACTGGTTAGGCGATATTTCACCGTCAGATACACTAGCATCAAGTATCCAATCGTATCCACGTTCGAACCAGATAACTAAATCTGTAGCCACTAACTTTGAAAATACAGTGAAAGTGACAGTTACTATAGCTGAATCAGATCCTACCTTGGCTGCATATTCATCCACAGTAATAATAGAAGAAATTTGATCTTCCATATCTAGATAATCTAATGATTCAGTTAAAAAAGACATGTGCTCTCTCTCATTGTATCTGTGGCATTGCTGGGTTAGGTTCTAGTTCTGAATTCTGATTCTGTTCTGCATCTGTTTCTGGACCAGTATCTGATTGTGTCGAATCGTCCAAATCCTCATCATATGCTTCGTCGATATCAGATAGGTCGATAACCTCATCAGCCAATTGAATTGTGCCCTCTTTGACATCATTCATTAATTCGTTTGGTATTGTGATTTGCACAAACCAAACTTTACGTTCTTTCATTCTAGGATATCTTGTACCAGGAACAAAATCATCATAATCTTTTATCTCAACCGGTACCCGAATTTCCTTTTTACCATATACAACTGTACAACCAATTTTTTCAAGTCTGGCGCCGCCTCTTGGATCTGGCATCAATTTATGTGGCCACATGAATGTACATTTGCATGAATATCGGCCGATGATCGGGCCGTCGACTAATTCACCTTTAATCCAATTTTTGAAAGCGTAGATATCTGCCATATCCAGGCACCTTTCAAAATCCAGAAGCGTAGACATTGCGCCGTCTGACATATAAATATTTTTTATATTGTCTACTATACCTACGAAATCAACCGAATTGAAAAACGCATCACTGGGTAAATTTTTCTTATTGCTCATCTGAGTATTTATCACCAAACCAAATATAGGTTACATTGTATGAGTTATTGACATACCATTGAGTAATATATTTAGTACCGGGTGAAGTTTCCTAGCCGGGTATAATTTGCTTAATAGCAGCTAGTAAATAGTTTGTGCAAGAAAGATTAGTCACACTCTTGTTCATAACATAATAGGAGACTTTAGTTTGAGCCGTCGTAAAACTTCCGAACTTCACAAAGAAAATGCATCACAAACAAGATATTCTAACAGAAAATCACATTATCAACAAGCATCAGACGAAGGTAAAACGTATTACACTAGAGAAACTAAAACAATAGACTTTAATCAAACCCAGCCCAGAAGAGCCAACAAAAAACCAATCGAATTAATCCCACAAACAGTGGGCCAGGAAAAATACATAATTGCATTGACAAACCCTGAAACCGATATCGTAGTGGTGAGTGGCCCAGCTGGGACTGGTAAGACATATCTTGCGATACTAGCCGCAGTAAGAGCCTTGAAACAAGGAGATTGTCATAAGCTGGTATTGACTAGGCCGGCCGTAGCAGTAGATGAAGAAAAGCATGGCTTTCTACCAGGTGGTCTAAATGAAAAAATGGAACCCTGGGTAAGACCGCTATTTGATGTGCTTCGTGAAGTTTATACTGCTACTGAATTAGAATATTTCATGAAGGAACAAATTATCGAGATTACACCATTAGCCTTCTGCCGCGGCAGAAGTTTTAAAAATAGTTATGTCATACTAGATGAAGCACAAAATTGTTCCAAATCACAGATGAAAATGATCCTCACACGACTTGGCGAGGGAAGCAAAATAATAGTGTGTGGTGATATAGAACAAGCAGATCGTCAAACAGAAGATAATGGACTATTGGATATTCAACATAAATTAAATATCACTCCGATAAAGAGAATACAATCATGTTACTTTACGAATGCTGATATTAGAAGACACGAATTAATAGGAAAAATACTTAATCTATATTAATTCATTTGGGAATCCGGCGGAGCAACTTCTCTATGAAGTTCTCCGTTCAAATACCATTCCCGAGTTCCGTCTGCATCTTCAATAGCAGGACCATCTTCGCGATGATATTTGCCGTTTAGATACCAACATTTAGTACCGGACGGATATTCAACTGCTGGGCCGTCTTCTCTATGAAGTTTGCCGTTTAGTCGCCAGAAGCGCAATTCTGGGTACTCGATTATTTCATATCCCTTAAGGATATACCAATTACGCTCTTGATCGGATAGTTTAGGTAGTGATGACACTTGTATCTCCATTTTAAATATCATCATATGAGGATTTGACTAACTCATAAAGATTTTTCATCATTTTCTGATCATCAAACTCAGCAGTTTCCCAAGTACATGGCCATGCTCTATGCTTAGTGACTTTCACATCACATTCTGGTCGTGCCTGAAATCTACGACCATCTTCGAATTCCCAGCGAAACACCGGAGAAGTAAATGATTTTTCACTATATGATATATTTAGAAATACCGATGATGATAAAGATATCTTTTTATCCGGCTCATGATTCAGTTCATACTCTGTGCTATCTACTGTTAAACTTTTAACAGGATATCCAGCCATGCAAAAGTTTCGACGAACCGTATCTATAAATGCATTAGGCTTGTATAGTGAAGAATCAATAGCCATTAATTAATAATGATCCGCGTACTGGTCAATTTCTAATCTGTGCTTATATTCTTCTTCACATGCCGCGGCCATCCCGCGCATGAATTCATCATATGCTTCAGCATCATTCGGACGATATCGATCACCTTCATACCAGGCATCGTACCCTTCTCGAAAATAATTTCGTTCCATAACAACACTCCTTTCATTCACAATAACATATTATCAATCACATCTCAAGCATGAAATTTTTCGTCTTTAAGAATCATAATGACTTCTTCTTGTTCTGTGAATATCAGCTTACATTTTTCTAATACTTTCCTGCGATCTTCCGAAGACATCATCAACCAATATTTAACTGTATCATATGAACCCCAGGCACTATATTCAGGAAGATAATACGATATCCATTTAGCGAGATTCGATAAAGACACCACTGAATTGCTATGATGTGATCTAGGCATTGCACCCATAAAATCATTTGCCAAAATAGAGGTAAAAAATCCACCCGGCTGGTGCCCGTATACAAGATAATTATATACCGGCTCATAGAAATCAGGCGGAACATTAAACCCTTCGAAGGTATTCTTTAATCTGGCTTTGCTATTTTCAGTTAGTTCCATAATATCATCCTATCTACTATACTTATATATTAATTTAGAAACGAATTCATCAGTGCTGTTACCCAAATCCTGCCCAGACTCACAAAATACCGCCTCATCACCGAACCTTGCAAGTTTCTTTCCGGCAGAATCATCATCACATACCGCAACAACTTTTCGATTCAAGCAAAACAACCAGTTTCTAAGTTCCTTTTTTGGATCATTTGATAATGCTGCCAAAGCACTATAGCCACGCTCAGTTAGCCGGGCGGCATCGAATATGCCTTCTGTCAAAAAAACAAGATTAGGAGTAAGATGAAGACTCTCAACCCCAAATACAGCAATAGAGGGATAGGTCTTTCTGGTAAAATATTTCCCTAATTTTGGATTGTTGTCTACTTTTTTTGAACCAGCTGGCCTATAAGTCTGGTACCCGACAATGTTCCCACTAAGATTCCAAAGGAAAAACGTCACCACACCTTCTGCATCGTCAACGTAAGGACGATGCAAATTAAGGTCTAAATGACGTTCTTTGAGATGTTCTTCTAAAGGTGACATGCTTAAGCATATCACCTAACTTATAAAAAATCAAGGCCTGCGGCTTAGTACCATATCTGCTAGGCCAAAATCTACTGCCTCTTGTGCAGACATAAAGAAATCACGATCCATTGCTGCTTCAAATTCTTCAAATGTCTTGCCGGCGGTATTATGATCAACATATATCTGAGTAAGGCGCCGCTTAAGGTAAGTAATTTCTTTGTATGAAATTTCAATATCGCTTTGCTTGCCGCCTGCGCCGCCTGATGGTTGATGTATCATTACACGGGTGTTCGGGAGTATAAATCGTTTTCCCTTAGTCCCTGCTTGTGCCAACAAACTTCCCATACTAGCTGTTTGACCAATTGCGATTGTACTGATATCCGGTTTGATAAAATCCATTGTATCAAGGATTGCGAGACCGGCTGTTACGCTCCCACCTGGAGAATTAACGTATATTGAAATATCCTGCGTAGAACTTTCAGATTCTAGATACAATAATTGTGCAACCGCAATACTAGCCATATGTTCATTAACTTCCCCCTCTAACAGAACTACTCTGTCCTTCAAAAGCCTGGAGAAGATATCGTATGCTCTTTCACCTTTTACGGTTTGTTCGACTACCATTGGTACTAAGTTTGACATATTTTTCCTTCTTTGATTATGTATGTAATACATACTGCACGGTATTGAATCAGAAAGCAAACAACTCGGGTAATATTTTCTTATAGACAAGATATCACACTAAATACATGAGAAATAAGGAGAAATTTTTAATGTTTATATTATTAGGAGCACTATTGATAATCATTTTGCTGCTGGCTGGACTATTAGTAATCAAATCAATACCGTCTGTTGATGAAAGTGATAATGCTTCAGTGAACACTCTAGTATCCGTAGAAACCGAAACGCTTTCGACGCCAGAATCCCAGTTACAAGTAGAGGGGTTCAAGATTCCCGGCGTTGGTCCCATTCTAAGCAAAGAAGATAATACAGAACTAGTTAAGAAGACTAGAAAGCCCAACGTATTAAAGATCATTGATTCAACACCCGAAGCCGATATTGAATCAGAATTACCGGTTGCACAAGAGGATCCAATTCCTACTAAATCTTCGCGGAAGCCTCGGAAGCCCAAGCTGAATATCCTGTAAGAAAATGTCACAGGATATAGGATTTGATGTTATTAGTGATTTGAACCTTACTCCGAATGAATCGTCAAAATTCAATTGGGAGGGAAAGGCTACCAGCTTATATTGTATTGTTGCTGGAAACATAAGTTCTGACTTAAAGATATTAATGCAAACTCTGATTCATTTGAGTAGGTTCTATCAGGGTATCTTTTTTATTCCAGGTACTCTGGAATATGAAACTGCAACAAAGATATCTGACAGGACATCTGAGCTAATCACTATAACTAGTCATATACCCAAAATAGGAATGCTTTATCAAAATATAGTAATAATTGATGGTGTAGCCATCATCGGTATAAATGGTTGGAACAACACAATCAATGATGATCTCACTGTTAATAATTTAATGCCGGTCTCCGCTAGACACGAAGATATAAACTACCTACATGCTGCAATTGAAAAGATACAAAGGCACTTAGATGTACGAAACATAATTGTTGTGTCCAACGCTGTTCCAGATCCTTCATTATATTTCGGTGAAGAGCCTAACATCACTCATACACAATCTGTATTACAAATTGCAATACATTCAGATACCGAACACAAAATTAAACACTGGGTGTTCGGATCGTATGGGAAATATGTCGATACACTTAGCAACTATACGACTTTCATTCACAATCCGTATATACGAAATACTCCGTATTATGCGGCTAGAATAGCCGTAAAAAGTTAATCAGTTGATTCAACTTTTATCTGAAGCGGATATCCCTGAGCGCGAGCATCCAAAGTAACTTCGATTCCTTTTTGTTCAGCTAGCTCGGCTGGCAAAACTGCAACAACTGCGCTACCCTTTTCATGAATATCGCACGTAATCACGCCAGCGGTGTCAGGATTATAGTTGAAATACTCAATAAGCGAAGAAACAACAAATTCCATACTGGTAAATTCATCGTTAATATAGATGATCTTATAAAGTGGCGGTTCCTTCAAGGACATATTTGGCTTGATCTTTTGCTTAATATTCGGTTCTGCTGTAGTCATTTGTGCTAATCCTTTTGTTAGAATTCAAGTGTATTTATCGATATTTCTAAGAAATGTGGTTCGCGGGAGAGGCGTACCTGTCCCCAACCACCCTCGTTCACTTGTTCGCGCAAGCAACTAGAGCTATAGACATACTTCGAAGTATGCCTATATAGAACTAATTTGAATAGTCTTAGGCTTTGCTGCCTCAGGAATTTGACGTTCTAGTTCTACTGTCAAAATACCATTGGCAATCTTAGCTTCAATGATCTCAACATATTCTGCCAAAGTAAATGTTCTGACAAAATCTCTGGAAGAAATTCCGTGATGCAAATAATCCTTGTAATCATGTCCTTCAGTATCAGGTGCAGGCTTGCTACCTCTAATAGACAGTATATTCTTTTCTAGGGTCACGTCAAGCTCTTTTTCAGTGAAACCTGCCACAGCAAGTTCGATACTGAACTTATCCTCAGAGTGTTTGATTATATTGTATGGAGGGTAATTCGCGTTGTTAGCTTGTTGTTGTACGGTAGTTCGCAACAGTTCATCGAATAGATTATCGAATCCTACAGAAAAACGATGAATTTGTGGGAAATCTACCCCACGTGGAAGGGTTAGTTGGTGTTGTGTCATTTGTTGTTCTCCTTTTAAAGCAAGAATGACTTATTGCAGTCCTTAAAAGCAACTGCAATAATACTTATTATATAGGTTCTCTCATAAAGTGCGACTATTTTGGGTCAATAAGTTTTACCATTGGTAGATATTCCCGAATGATTAATGCAGGATCATTAACATGTTTTTCATCTATAGTTATATGAAATACACCATGCTCTTTGAATAATTTCATATGGAACATAGGTTTCATTAATACCCGTTCAATTTCTGTTTGTAGTCCACGCGCGCCAGACTTTAAATCTGTACAATTCTGAGAAATTTTTCTTATAGCTGCATCAGTAAAACTCAAAGATATTCCGTCTAAACTAAACAGATATTTGTATTGATCGATAAAATTATTCTTAACATTTGTTAAAACTTCTACTAATTGATCAGTAGTCAAATTACTCAATGTCACTATTGTGGAAAATCTTCCTATAAACTCCGGGATCATTCCAAATTTGGTCATATCTTCTGGTATTACATTATTTAATTCTACTTTATCAGTTTTAGCACGAACAGATGGCCCAAACCCAATCGACGATCCACTTGTTCGACTTTTGATAATATTGTCCAAGCCGACAAAGGCCCCGCCCGCGATAAACAAAATATTCTTTGTATCTATTTCTATCATATCACCTTGCGGATGTTTTCTCTTTCCGGTAGTACTTATTCTACACTTAGTACCTTCAATAAGTTTTAATAGAGCTTGCTGTACTCCCTCACCGCTTACATCTCTAGTAATGCTTGCACCTTCACTCTTACGAGAAATCTTATCAATTTCATCTATAAATACAATACCTCGCTCGGCTTTGGATACATCATTGTCTGCTAAAGATAATAACATTGATATCATAAACTCGACATCTTCTCCTACATAGCCGGCTTCAGTTAAACTAGTAGCATCAGCTATAACGAAAGGTACATCAAGATATTTCGCGGCTGTTTTCGCTAGCAAACTTTTCCCTGAGGCTGACGGGCCGATTATAAGTAGATTGCCTTTATGTACCTGAATGTCTTTTGAAGGATTATTAATCCTTTTATAATGATTTGATATTGCTACTGAAAGTACTTCCTTTGCATTATCCTGCCCTATGACATATTGGTCTAAATACTCTTTAATGCTATATGCATCTAGTTTATTGTCTGTTTCAACGACATCGGGGGCTGGGTGTAGTGAAGTTTCAGCGGCTATTAACTGATTACATAATTCTATACACCCGCTACAGATAGCTACGCCCTCACTGAAAATCAGTTTGGATACATCATCTTTTGATGATCCACAGAATGAACATGAGGATATTTTATTTTCTGACATTATTTTAAGCCTTAATATTCTTTAACAAGTAGTGTTCGATTTCAATCTTTTCATTTTCAGATAGTAAATCTAAATCATATTCACCTGAATCTATCCTATCAATAAGATAGTTCAAATAATTATTATCATAAAGATAAGAATTGGTTTGATCCTTATTGATCACTATCCACTGAGTGTTATCGAATTTAAAGACCTTATTGGGTATCTGGTCTATTCTTACGAATAAATCTCCGCCATTTGGATTAATAGGGAATTTAGTTCCGAAACCAGTACTAATGATTTCATGATCCGGAGTTACAGCTAATCTGGATGCAGTAAACCATTTATGTTCAGAAGAAGAAGATTCTTCTTCTTTTTCTAAAAGAGGGGAAACGTCATGTCCGACAATAATTGTTTCTGTTGGACCATGGACCTCTTCTGCATCGTAGAAATCTGACTCTGATAATGAGATTTCGTCTGGTTCCAATTGGTTAGAAACCTTAGTTGCATAGGTAATATGTTCTTCTGGTAATTCGTCTCCATCTGGTTCATCATATCCAACATCATTTGATTGTAATACATTTTGTGGAGTTTCCTCTTCTTCTATTGTGAGTAATTTTTCTTCATTATACTTCCTAGGAGGTGATCCGATAGGTGGAGTCCATGGAATATATTCATCGCCGCTAGGAACAAGCGGAAGATCAATAATTGGCTCAAAGAAATTTGTAGTAGGACCAAACGGTCCAAAATTTGTTTCGACATCTGATACCAATGTTTCATTGGTATCCTTTACCTTGTTTGCGCGATCTTCTTCTAGCCATTCATAACTACTTTGTGCACCAAGAACCAATGTTAACGCCAATGGATCAAACACGAACACAATAATAATAATTACCCAACGTACAGCCCTCTCTAAAAGATCATTGCTAGGGTGATCGCCATATATCAATGCTGCAATATATTTTATCGGACCGACATCTGCTTCTACTTTACGTCCCTTTGCTCGAATAGGAATAGATTCATCACTGAGTTGAGACAATAATACCTGATTTGTTTCAATATCTTTATTTAGTGATGTACGTTCTGTAGCTTGTTGTTTTCTAATAGTAACAGCCCTACTTGCACCTATAGTGTCAGTACTTCTTCCTAGAAGTTGGTCAACCTGAGCATCCATCTGAGATAATGCTTTTCGATCAGTATCAATATTTTGTTTTGCTGCATCAATTTTTTGATCATAGACAGCAATAGCAGCAGTAACATCTCCACTCACGAGAGCTTGATCGCTGTGTGATTTAGATAGAGCGCCGAAAATACCCATGGATGTAATAAATGCAAGGAGACAAACAGCCGTAATCATATACGACTTCATAAACCAAGATGCACGTTTCCAATAACGATGGAGCCAGACAGTAGTGACAACCTTAGCTGCTTCTAACGCGCCGCCCATTATCATAATAGGAATTACAGCGGCTGAGAATATAGCAATCAACCCCTGAATAGAATACCAGGCCGCAATTCCACCCAGCGTCAACGCAGAAAGCAGCGTGACCGTAGCAAAACTAAAAATTTTGTCTTGTAATTTCAATATCATCTTCTATTTATGGTAGTATTCATAGTCCTTCAGGATTTTCAGTCCCATCGAACAAATGACCATATACTTCTTGAAATTCATCCAGTTGCATCATTAGTTTGCGCGGGATTCCGGGTCCTTGTTGAGCATAAAAGATTACCCATGGACCAGTATCTCGCCTTTTTACTTGAATGATTTCTAAACTATCACCATCTGAAAACGTATATTTATTACCTATCATCGACTGCAAAGCTTCATAGTCTATAGGATCCTCACTGAACGGATCAAACTGCGGTACATTATTTTCTGTTGTTGTCATCTATATGATCATTTTCAAACAACAGAGAGTCCTTCATTCGCATTTCGGTTACTGTTACGTCTTTTTTTCCACAATCATAACAAATTTCTTCATGATTGAGGCCATAGGGCCGGAGTTCATCGATAGCGCCGCAAAGTTCACATCGGCCGTATGGATGTGCTCGTATATTAATTATCATATGTTTCTTCCTTCTTCATCATCTCATTAACTGCAATTCGGTGTTCTTTTTCGGTCACAGGCCTGCCGTTTAGGTACCATTCGCAGGCACTGGTACTCCATTCAACTGCTGGGCCGTCTAGACGATGAAATTCGCCGTTTAGATACCATACCCGATAAAAAGGTGTCTCTCTAATTTCATATCCCTTAAGTATATACCAATTACGATCTTGATCGGATAATTTAGGTAACAACTGACCTCTTCTGAATTACTGATTGATATTCTTTTTCTGTAGATATGTAGCTACCGTTAAAATAATAGGATATATCACCATCTGACCGTTCAAAAGCAGGACCATCTTCTCGATGAAGGTTACCATTTAATTTATACGTTCGTACAGTTTTATTTGTATAGAAAGTGCTCGGCCATTCAGCAATTTCATATCCCTTTAGGATATACCAATTACGATCTTGATCTGAAAGTTCAGGTAGCATAATTGCTAAATTTTCTCACCCGGAGCAAATCCACGAAAACGTTCAAACCTAGGAAAGCGCAGGCTATACTCTGTTTCTGAATTTTGATTTTTAGTAATACAATCTGCCTTCACTTCAACTACCTGTCCAATAATATTATTCTGATCTCCCCATATTTCATCACGCTGGGTATCACTCAGTCCTGATCCAACATTAACTCGTATGAACTTACCGTCATCAATACCCTCACACACCAGAGCGCCGAGCCGACCCGCATGCTTACCAGAACCCTCCTCAAGTGCTACAACAGTCAAATCAACGGTCAATACCGGTTTATATTTTAACCAATTGACTGTTCGCTTACAGAGATACGGCGCATCTACGTTCTTTATCAGAATACCTTCAAACCCAGCTGCAACTGTATCAGCAGCATAGCGATCAAGTTGGTTTTTACCTTCTAGCGTATCGAGATTTACATCCAGATGCGGAAGTAATTTCACATTTTGCATTTGTTCAAAAACAGGGCGCATTGATTCAAGCAATTCATTTCGTGTACTCTGTGACGCATTCCAATATCCTCTACGGAAATCATTCACTGGAATGATGTCGAACACATGATATATGCTATCATCAGCATCCACGTTTTCTTTTCGGCGGGCCTGCTTCATTAATGTCTGAAAGCTATTACTAACGACTTCCCCATCTAGAACAAACCCATGAGCTAATGTATTGCTAGGAAGACCCTTGAATGATAATCTCGAAGCCAGCAATGCTGTAGCTTTTTGTCTAACTTGGTCTTCTATGTTGCTAAAATTTTCAAAGACCTTACCATTACGACTATAAGATGTAGCTGTAGTCACGATAAAATTAGGATCGCCTGTAGATACAAAAACAAATAAAAGCATCCTACAATTATGCACTAACACATTATTTGCAAAAAAATTACTAGTATTTTTTACTTGAATATCATATCTAGTTTGATTTTCAGGTATCATGCGTTTTATTGCTTTAATTTTTTGATAACTCACTAATTTTCTCCATCAAACGAGTTTTGGTTTCGATTAAATTATGTTTTATATCATACTCCCATATTATTAATAAATCAACACCGAATGATTTTATATGTTCATTGCGTATTTGCTCACCTTCCCAAACTTCTTTAGCAGTATAAAATCCGGCAAAAAATTTAACAACATCAGTTTCGTAATACATGTTTGGATTCATATGCCATCTATCACCAAAAACTTCAATTACTAAATTTATTTCAGGGATAAATATGTCCGGAATAGGTGAATAATACCGCCCTAGATTTGTATTAAATTTTCTAAACATACCCGGATAATCATTTACGTGTGAAACACCTATATCTGTTAAATACTGTGATATTTTTCTATGCGGGGCAGAGTATCGTCCACTCCGACCTGGCCTATTTGGTATATCACAACTGTGATATACCCCGTAATTAGTAAACAGTGTTTCTTTTGACTTTTTTATTATTTCCGGTCTTTGAAACGGGTTGGTTACACCATATCTCTCTAAGTTTGTTTTATCTTTTTTGCATTTTATTTCGAGTGCTTGTGAAACGTTTGTAATTCCACTCCCATATTTTTCTTCAACGGTTTGTTTATATAAGTCTCTAACAACTTTACTATTCGCCGTATCCCTAAGTGTAGGAGAAGATAAATTTCTATGATTCAAAACTACTTGTATACGGGTATATGATAATTCAATACCAAATAAAGTTTTAGAATTTTTATTCAAATACAAAACCGAATAACCTGATGATAACATTTCCAAAATAGTATTAGCAAACTGTTCTGCTAAAAGATGATATTCTAACTTAGGCACTTTTTTCTTACATATATGACATATAGGCATTATACTGCTCCTTTGCAGTATTTATACCACTAGCATAAATTTGATGGTTAGGCGTCTTCTAAAAGGAGATCACCTTCAACTAGAAGATCAACTCTACGATAGCATTTTAGTTTAGGTAAATATACTAGATGGTTACCTGTTAACGGAGGCAATATTTTTCCGTTTTCTAATTCTATTTCAAACCACTCATAGTTATTAATTTCTATATCATCACCATCTTTTGCCCACCCTAATATTTCATTAAACTCTATCTTACCTGATATAGTATTAAATGATTTAATTTTTCCACTAAGTGACTTATCTACTACTTCTTTAATTGTAACTTTAGACCCATCTTCAAATTCTACAATCCAACTTTCAGATAAACAGCCGTCGAGTTTAGCCTCTAATCTTTTTTGCCCTTGCATCTCGGGACGATTTTCACAATTGGTAGCTAGCTGACAAGAAAATACCGGGACCTCATATTGGTCAATTCCTTTGCATACCTTGTTGATAGTTTTTTCGCTAATTCCTGCACGAATATCTCGTCGGAGAACCGGAGCATAAAAGTTATTCCATTCTTCAGAATCAAATCGTTGAGAGATTTCATTGATTGCATCTCTCGCATCGTTTCCGGAAAGGTATCGTGTGCGCAGGCGTTGTAAGAGAAGCTTATATCTATCTATTGGATTTTCGGCGTTAGTTATTCCAGATGTTGATGGAATTTGCTTGACACCGAATGTCACAAAAGGATCGTAACAGGTACGCAACAGTGTAAGAAAGTTAATAGAAATTTCATTACCAAGCTGGGCTGCGAGCAGAGCCTGTCTAAGAATTTCTTCTTTATGGAGACGACTATCACTTTCATTCAATTTATGTACCCAGGCGGAAGACATTCTGTATGATATTACCTTTCGTAATTTTGCATTATAATGTGATTACTATTGGTTGTCAACTAGTTTCACCCCCAACACAAGAGAAATGCACAACGATCTTCGTCATTTTTGAATTCAATAATCATACCCTTATAATGATGATCAGGTGTACATCTATTTAGCCACTCTAAAATATCATTTTCATTCCTTACCCAATATGCTGGATCGGCAATAATCAAAAGCCATTCATATTTAAAAAAGATTCCGGGAGCAATTATAGCGGGAACAAAATTAGCCATATTTCAACACTATCCATGCCCAAACTTTGTCAGCCTGTGCTTTTTTAAAAATTGCCAACTAAACCCTTCTATTTTTCCTAGAACATGAGTCGGATCTATTTCATCCCGAACAACTTCTAATAATTTTCCGTTAGGGTCTCCTTCGGGATTAACAAAATTGTACCGAGACCTATATTTAGTAGTTATTGAAAATACCCGTTTCTTGTGTGGGAGCCCGCGGCGAGTTTGGTTTTGTCTACATAGTATGAAATGTTCACATTCTGCAATTACAGTTGACATTTTTTCATCATCTCTCTCTAACAGCTTTTCGATGTTCTTCTTCGGTCATATTCTTGCCGTTCAAATACCAGAATCTATTTCCATTTGCCCATTCAGCCGCCGGACCATCTTCCCGGTGACGTTTGCCGTTTAGATACCATTCTCGGATTCCGTTTGCAAATTCAACTGCAGGGCCGTCTTCTCTATGACGTTTGCCGTTTAGATACCATTCTCGCCGGGCACCGTTTACATGTTCAAAAGCAGGACCATCTTCTCGATGTGGTTTGCCGTTTAGATACCATACCCGATAAAAAGGTGTCTCTTCAATTTTATATCCCTTAAGGATATACCAATTACGATCTTGTTCTGAAAGTTCAGGTAATGACATTTTTCACCCAGCAAAAGCAAACGAAAAAGAAACTGCAATCGGCAAAGACCAAAACACCATCACACACGCTGCTAGTGAAACACACTTCTTAATAAAGTGTCCGAAGCTACTACGTTGTTTTGTGACTTGAATAATCTTTGCTGGTGCTTTCGGTGTTTCTTGAACAACGAAGGTCTTAAGGCCTTCATTCTTCGGAAGCATCAAATCCAAATTAACGGATGAATTAATAGCGGGAGCAGAAACAACAGTATTCAAGGCCGGCGCCGCCGGAATCTTCACTGCACCAATCTTGGTCTTTTGAACTTGGCTAGGGACTCCTTGTTCATCAAGAACTGAAACAAGAGCTTCGCCAATTCCGAGTTGTTGAATTGCTTCTGCTGTATCGAATGCCGGATTTGGCCTGAACGATTGTGAAGCAGCACGCAACCCCTTTTGTTCTGCCGGGGTGTAAGCTCGCAATGCATGTTGAATACGATTGCTAAGCTGAGCGAGAATTTGTTCCGGAAGGTCCGCTGGATTCTGAGTTACGAAATAAACCCCAACACCCTTAGATCGAATTAGGCGAACAATTTGTTCAACCTTCGAAACGAACATCTTAGGTGCATCTCGGAAAAGCAAGTGTGCTTCATCAAAGAAGAACACAAGCTTCGGCTTTTCTAGATCACCAACTTCTGGAAGCTGGCGAAACAGTTCATTCAACAGCCAGAACAGAAAGATTGTGTACATCTGCGGATCTTCAATCAAGCGTTGGCTAGACAGAATGTTAATGACACCAGCTGAACCTTGTCGCTGAATAAGATCACCGAGTTTGAAATTAGTTGGTCCGAACAAGTCGGCCGTTTGGTTCGTCTTAAGGATCAGCAGCTTACGTTGGATTGTTCCTACCGTCGAAGCCTTCACGTGACCATAACGATTAGAAATCGAACATGTGTTTTGATTGATGTAACGAAGCAGAGACGAAACATCTGCAATCGTATTCAAAGGCTTGTTGTCAGCCTTAGCTAGTTCGAACATAATGTTGATTATGCCATACTGAACTTCGTTAAGCTCAAGCAAGCAAGAGAACAACATCGGACCCATATCAGCAACGCTGATACGGATTGTTTGTCCAGACGTTCCGTACAAATCCCAGAACTTTGTGGGAGCAACTTTAGCTATCGTTGAGACATCACCTTTGATATCGGCTGCAAACACCGGCACACCAGCATCTGAAAATGCCTTGGCCAATGTTTGTAGCGTAACGGTCTTGCCCGTCCCGGTCGACCCAGCGACAATGCCATGACGATTTGCTCTGGAGAGAAGCAGGCTTTGTGGCCCTGCTTCAGCTTGTCCCAAAAGGATCGAGTTCATTTGACGTTCTCCATAAGAGAGTTTAATTCCTATGTCTCAATATAGCAAAAAGGGCAGGAGATGTAAATAGAGAATTTATAGGTGAAGGCGTATTCGATATTCTTCTTCAGTCATATATTTACCGTTTAAAAACCATTCCTTAGTTCCGTCTGCAAATTCCATTGCAGGGCCATCTTCTCTATGGTGTTTGCCGTTTAGGTACCATATACAAGTTCCGTTTACATATTCTCTAGCAGGGCCGTCTGTACGATGACGTTTGCCGTCTAGCCACCATTCCCGATCTCCGTAAGGAGTTATAGTGATATCATACCCCTTGAGGATATACCACATACAATCTTTGTCGGATAATTCAGGTAGTGACATTTATATTCCTACGATGGGAAGTTATACTCTAATTATCGATCATAACAAAAAGGGCAGGAGATGTCAACTTGCATTTAAGATTTTACAGTCTAACTCCATTAGTAACCCAACGTTCGGCGGTTTGGACAGACTGAGATTCTTCTCCTTGGAGGATGTCCCGAACAGCATTTCCTGTGACTGTTGGATTACGACCAATATGCAAAGCTAGAATAAGTCTGATTGCTCTTTCTAAGTTTTCGCGCGGAGCATTTTCGATAAGTTGATCGCGGTGTTCTGCATACGATAGAATTTCCATTTCAATCTCCTAGAATCTAATTCCAATACCGAATGAGTTTATTTCCTATGACTCAATATAACAAAAAGAGCAGGAGATGTCAATGCAGAATTTTAAGATCCGGATGCGGTACTCGTGATTGTAATAGCACCCCAGCTATTTGAGATGTTTGTGGTTTCAGGAGCTATCGCAGTAACAGTCGTTGTGGCTCCGGGAGAAACGGTTTGTCCGGTACTAGGTGCTTCGGCCCACGTGGTATAAATGCTAATTATGTTGCCAGCATCAGAATTAGATCCTTGCGTACCATTGGATGCAGTCATTACCTCTATATATGAACCAGTGTAATTAATAGGGGCGCCAGTGGACACTTGACTAAACACTGCCGCATTAGATGTTGTCAATGAATAATATCCATTGTTTGGTAAAATAGTAGGCGCGTTTCCGCCGCCGCCTACTTGTGTTATGCCAGTGAATACATTACCTGTAATTGTAGCATTACCGGAAGTAGGTGCTGATATAACAACAGTTCCTACATTTGCAGTAAGATTGTGAAATACAGTATCTAGTGCTGTAGTTGTAGGTGAATGAGAAGTAGCAACCTTTATCTGTCCGCCAGAATTAAAGAAGTATCTAGCAGCATCTCCGTTTGCAAATGATACTGTATGAGCAAAAGTGATTGCATTTGCCCAAGTAGAATTATAGACATTTGCATTTGCAACATTTGCACCTTGCAATATTGCATTAAAACGATTGTTATATATTGTAGTAAGATTGCTTGGTATAGCAGACAAATATGTTACTGTATTACCTGTCGACGGTGGAGTAACAGTTGTAATCGATGTTCCTTGATGTATCGCAGCATTTGCGGTATCATTAATCAAACTTGCCCATTTAGCTGCTGCTATGTTTGAGCCAACAGTAACATTGCTTACAGCAGTTTGGCCATATCCTAGACTACCTGATCCAGTAGACCAGACAACATTCAAGTTAGCAGAAGCTAATGTATTAAAATCAGATGCCTGAACTGTTTGGTACTGTGAGTAAGACATATTACTTGATCACGCACAATACTAGCTTCTCAGATGCGCTCTTATTTGTTTCCAGTGCCCAGCCGAATCCAGCTAAGCTATTATTACTAGCGCACCCGTTACTAGCAGGAGCAATTTTATCTCCCTTATTAACAGGGCCTAGTATCCGCACAGGAACTCGTCCTACTAAACCTATAACCGGGTGTGTGTCATCATTTCCGGCATCAGCATTAAGAATATACGCAGCAGTATTTGATACTACACCTAGAACATCTCCGGGCGCATCATTTGCACCAACAGCAGTAATTTCATTTTCACCGCCGACTTTAACCACTGTACCAATTGGATATATTGCGTCTGAATTATGACGTTCGCCGATGTCCGCGTAAGTTGCATTGAATCTAGAGCCTGCGCTCAATGACCAATTTCCTGTTACTGTACCAGCAGTAGAATTCGCACCAGTAGTAAGTGTAGTTGATTGAATAGTTGTAGCAAGAATATTACCATTGTATGTCGGTAAGTATGAAGCGACATTTGAATTAGAATAGGTACCTGAGAATGACACCGGAGTACCGTTAGCATACATGTAGTTGTCGCACTTGATACCATAAAGATTGGCGCCTGCTGAATTGCTGACTGCTATACCGCCGGTGTTAAAGAGCATAGCAGTGGCTCCAGCGCCGGTTGCATTACCGTTGACAGTCCATATACCCGTCAATGACCCGGCTGTATTTGCATTACCAGATGTAATGTTTGCAGTTGTGAGATTACCGATTGAGGCATTAGATATGTTTGAATTTGCTATAGTTTCCGAAACAGTAACGGTCAAGTAGCTTAGTGATGCAGCATTAGCACTCACTGTATTAATAGATGTAATATTGTTCGCACTTACATTACCAGTAACAGTCACATTACCGAAAGTAGTAGTACCACCTGAACCAGATTGAGCAAGAGTCAACCAGGCTGCTGAATTCGTTTCTCCTGTGGTAGGACATACTAGCAAAGTTTGGCTTGTAGTATTATACCAAAGTTGTCCTTGAATTGGATTGGCGGGTGGAGCTGTATATGCAAAGTTTTGCAACATTTGAACAAAGTTAGTATCAAATGCTTGACCGTAACCAGAATAGCTTCGGCCTGGTAACCCAAGCGTTGTGCTTGTTGTATTGATTGTGCCGTCCGCTATTGTAGTAAGGACTGTCCCATCACTGTTAACGATTGTGTATGACATATTAGTGTTCTCTCCAAGAGATATTTATTGCTGTGGCCATTGTACATTACAATTTCATAATATAGGCAAGTGCCAGGTAAGGCGGAAGATTAGTTGTAGCGGAGGCGGCGTGAGTATGGCCCGCGCCTCCACCAGTGTTGGCTATAGATACTGTAATACCAGTTGCAGCACTATTGATTGAGATTCCAGTGACTGAGGTATCTACTGTGTCTGTAAATTCAGGACCGCGCTCATACGAAAGTATCGGTTCCTGATTTGGTCCACCAAGAAGATAAACCCAGACTCCTTCGAGATTGTGATCGTGCCCGTTATCAGTATATGTATGATAATGTTCTGGATCGTATAGAGTAGGAACGTGAGTATGTGGCGGAACTTGCGCAACAGACAATGCGGTGTCTGATACTGTAATAGTCATGATCGAAGAACCACCAGATGCACCTGGTGCATATGTTCCACCGGCGCCAACAACAAACTGGCCACGCAAATCAGGTGTACCATTACTACCGTTACACAATGCCCATCCAGATGGTATTGTTGCTATTGCGCCCGACCACATAATAATGCCGCCGGACGGAAACGCACTGATTGTAGTTGAAACAGTAATTACACCTGGGGCGTTTGTGATGCTAATACCAGTACCAGCAGTTATGGTATTCAATGCATACCCAGAACCTGTACCAATTGGAACTTGTCCAGCAGTTGGGCTAGTAGTGAGACCAATACCCCCATTGGCCGGCTGAATTACATTGCCGTTCCATGTTGCATTTGATATACTACCAGCTACCGAAAGTGAAGTGAGAGTACCAACTGATGTGATATTCGGTTGAGCATTTCCGGTTACTGTTATTGCATAGTTAGCAAGGTTGGCAGTAAGCGCAACATTTGCATTAGTAGAATTAACAGAGTTACCCGAAAAATTCGCATAATTGGAATTAGCTACTGGACTAGTAACATTAGCACCGCTAACTGTTATACCATTAATATTGGATCCGGTTGTTAACGTCCAATTACCAATAATTGTTCCGGGGGTAGTATTAGCTCCAGCACTCAATACCACACCATTGAAAGTTGTTGATCCGCCGTTCGCTCCGACATTTCCTGTATACGTAGGAAGATAAGATGACACATTAGAATTAGAATATGTACCAGTGAAAGAAAGTGGGGAGCCATTAGCATAGTAATAATTATCAGTACGTATACCAATTGAATTGGCGCCCTGAATTAATAAGTTACCGTCAATTACAGAAAGTGCTGTACCGGATATACCGTTTGCAGTGCCGGATCCAGCTACAGTCCAAGTACCAGTTAGTATACCATTATTAGCTACATTTCCTGTAGTAATATTTGTCGTGAGTAGATTTGCAACATTTGTATTTCCAGTGAATATAGAATTGACGATATTAGCACTCGAAATAGTTGCACTCACGTTTACTGTAAGATAATTTGCGGATATTACATTTGCATTTAACTGGTTAGTGATATTTGCATTATTTGCAGCAACATTACTGATAACAGATACGTTACCGATAGTGAGATTTCCTGTACCAACTGTTGGAACTAATTGAATCCACATTGTAGGATTTGTTTGTCCGTCTGTTGGACAAACATTTAATGATGTGGTTGTTGTATTATACCATAGCTGTCCGCGCACAGGATCAGGTGGCGGAGTAACGTTTGCAAAATTTTCAAGTTGGTGAACAAAGTTAGTATCAAAGACTTGTCCGTAACCGGGATAATTTCGTCCCGGAAGTCCCTGAGGGCTAGAGGTTGTATTGACTACGCCGTCCGGAATAGTCGTGAATATCGTACCATCAGTTCTGTAGATTACATATGACATTATATTACATCTCTTTTTGCGGTATACTCAAATCTAATAGTTCCACAGTCCCAGACTTTACTATATCCCGCCTGTTTCATTATTTCTGTCTCAGATAAGGTTTTATCATACCCTAACTCTACTAACCTTGCCTTAGTGTAATTATATCTATGTTCTCTTTCTATAAATTTTTGCGTATACCAATAATTAGGTAAACTTACCTTAGTCTGTATAAATCCAAGCTTTTTATACATATTACCTGTGCTCCATCGCCGATCTGCATAAGTAACAATTTTTTCGAAATTATAATTCTTTATGAAATAGTTGAACATTTTGCTGGCTATTCCGGTTACCGGAATAGCCACAGCAAATCTAACTAACTCTATGTATTTGCTTTTGTCCCCAGTAAACTGTCTATTCTCGTTAAATGTCATGACTGCAACTAATTGATTTTCGAAAAATGCACCTAACTTAATTTTAGATTTAGCATTACCCATTAAATGATATTTATTCAAAAATTCTTTTGAAATATTCATATCAATTTCTTTTATTATGCATTTACGCGCATAAATTGCTTTATTATTACATTTCAATATATGACGTAATCTAGAGATAACGATATTTGGTGTGTTATCTATTTCATCTGAAAATATAGTGATAAGATCATAACCTTTTTCTGCACACAATTCAAGTTTTTTTATGTGATAATTCTTGTCTATAAATTTTTCAGAATGCCAATACAACCCGCATACTTCTATTGCAATACACATGTTTGGTATTACAAAGTCTAGTTCATACGGTGATATAATTTTTCTATTACGAAAGTCGTATTCTATATTCTCGTCATCTAATATTTTTTTAATGAATTCTTCCGGCTTTGAATATCTTTTATCATATGAAATTCCCCATGTATTTAATCTAGTACAAATCCTATCCGGGTGTATATCATATTTTTTACTTACTGCTAGAACACCGTATTTACTTACTTCGTCTATAAATCTATTTTTGTCCGAAAGAAATTCTTCTTGTATCTCATTAAACATTGCACGATGAAAGAACGAAACTCCGTATAGATTTTGATTTCTTTCTATTATTTTATCACGAATCTCAGTGGCCTGCAGAGAACATACATTTCCGTATTTTTCCAGATTAGTTTTTTCAGTTTTTTCTCGAATCTTAGATGATTTACTAGGATTATCTACTCCGTATCTAGATATTAAAGTATTTTTTATCTTATCAATACATTCTGCATTCAATAAGTTAGTAGAATGTCCATATTTTTCTATATTGGTTTGTTTTATTTTATCTTTATATTCGGGAACTTGCCCAGTAAATTCATATCCGTATTTTGCGAAATTTGTTTTACGTCTACGCTCATTAGATACCATTATGGCTTCATCCGACATGTTTTGTTTCGCATTTTTAATTTTAGAACTATGATTTTCTTTTGCACATACACAAACATGCACATTCCCGCAGTGACCAAATCCTACGACCAGGCTCCCTGAGAATTTTTTAAAATTACCCGTGCCACATTTACTACTTAATCCTGTCAATGCTACATATATTCTTTGTAAGAAAGATGAATCGGCCGGTTCATCTTTAGTTTTTTCATTAATCCACTGAACTAATTCTGGATATTTAGCTACATTAAACTTATGTTTATTGGTTCCAGAATTTTGTAATACATCTTTAAGCCAGGCTGTCATATAAAAATCATCATACTTCATTATGTCACACCGTTACCTGATTACTTATGCTTTGTATGCGCAATGAATAATCCACTTGTATCTGACGGTTCAATGATTTCTCGACCGGAGAAAATACTACCATTGTGATCAATGATGTTATTACGTTACCATATGCATCAGTACCATAATTAGTTAGCAATCCTAGCTCATTGAATGTATAATTGGAAACAGTTTGCGTGCTATTATCAAAAGCAGCTTGTCCAGCTGGCTCACCATAGTCTAACAAACACTGAATCAATATATCACTGTACATATTACCTGCAGTATGCAAGACTGTCATATTGTTTCTAGTAGGATCAAGATTGAATACACTCGTATCATCTACGACTTTTACATAAGTCTGATTGTAAAGTGCTGCATTTTGTCCGGTTACATTGGGTGGCAAATAAGTAATTACGCCAGTATCAGAAACCGATGCTGCACCGTTACCAAAGGCCATTTGATAAATCGTACCATAGCCACGATCACTCAATGTATCGGCAATAGCTACAGAAATAGCTTCATAGTTCACAGCATTTTTTTTATCGACAAACACTTCCATAGTGTTAGGATCGAATATCTTGATGTGGCCTTCTACTTTTAATCCAATATTGATCATTACTTATTAATCGCCTCGTTTATGCAGCAAAACTTCTTTTGTATTAGGGTCAAAAATCTTTATGCCAGATGAAAAATAGAATCCAGCATTCTCATCTGGCTTAAAAACAGGAGAAGCTTGTGCTTTCTTACTATTATCATCTTCTGGTATATTATTTGTCATGCTGTGAACTACTATTGCCCTATAGAGGCTAAAATAGCTTCCTGCTTCATCTCTGTCTGAGTTATATCACCCGAATGAAGTAATATATCCCAAGCCAGATCCACAGGCACACCGGGCAATTCCTGCCCTGTCTTTTGTTCTGTTGACCATTGTTGATAACCCCACTTGGCTATATTTTTAGCCGCATTAATGTCTCGGTGTTCGGTATAATCACAAGATTCGCAGATATATTCCCTTATTGACAGAGGAATCTTATCCTTCTTGTGCCCACATGCAGAGCATTTCTTGCTACTAGGCAACCACTTGTTTAACTTAATAAAATGGGTACCATATAACCTGGACTTATATGCAAGAAATTGTGCAAACATACCCCAACTTACATCGGCTGCTGCTTTTGCTGTTAGGTGGGATTTTTGCATCATTTCTTTGACACTTAGGGTCTCAACTACCACGAGATCATTGGCTTTGGCTATTCGCTTGCTGGTCTTATGGAGGTCATTTTTTCGTTGATTGGCAATGTGTTTGTCTAATCTTGCCAATTTAATTTGTTGTTTTCTTCTGTTTTTACTTCCTTTTTTCTTGCGTGATAATCTTTGCTGATAGAGCTTATGTTTGGCTTTCTTAGATCGCATAGGTCTAAGATTTGGTATTAGGGTACCATCAGAAAGAGCCGTATGCTCTGAATTCATGTCTACACCAACGTAATTAGTAATATCAGATGGTAATGCTTCCCCTTGACCTTCCACAACAAAAGAGCTATACCAATTTGACGTTGTATCTTGAAAGAAAGTGCAACTTTTATATTCCGGTAGATTTTTATGTAATTTTATCCGTATTTCCCCAACTTTCGGTAGTGAGACATATCTCTTGTCTTCTGAGATAATTACTTTCTGCGGAAGACGAAAACTGTAAGGTGTTGTATATTTGCTTTTGAAAACGGGAAAACCTTTCCCATGTTTAATGTTTTTGAGTGCTTGGTCTAAATCTCTGAGTGATTGCTGAAGTGCTTGGGCCGATACTTGGGTTAACCATTCTTTACCTGGTTGTTTTTTGAGCAATGTTAATTGCTTGCACATATCTGAATACCAGATGAATTTTTGATCTATTGCATATTGGTCTTTATTAACCGTAAGAAAATAATTGTATACATACCTACATGCACCGCCAATATTTGCCAATTGCTGAATTTTGGTTTTATTTGGGCATATTCGGTACTGGTAACGCATTTTCATGTTGATATTTATCACCTGAGGCTATATTATATAAATAATTCGCATTCATCTGACGCTCTAAAGAGACGACAGCATTATTTATGCCATATATGGGTTGTCTGATAAGAATTCTGCAGGAACTGTTGTACTAATCTGTAATGGATCGCCAGACGTACTAAAGTTATAAGAATTCCAAACTTGATTGTAATATTCACTTGGTAGAATATTACTATCTTGTAGACTATATACCTCTGAATATTCTGCTGTATAAGTAGGAACACCTGTACCATTTATACCACGTTGCAATCCAGATAGTGAATTATTTGTAAAATTAACCGAGCTAAACCCAATCATCTCACCATTAACGTAGATAAGATTACCTTCTAGTATAGTAATTACCAGTTGATTTCCTGTACTGATATATGAGCCGGGAGTGATCTGGATCGCGGGGGCTAAACTAGTCAGTATAACCTGATAATCACTACTTGCAATAGTTTGCTCAGTGGTCGAATTATAAACTGTTACTGCTGATAAAGACTTCTTGTCTGCAGGAATACCAATAGTATAGTAACCTCCGGATTCCGACGGAGTAACAACATCGTATATAATCTGGTTAGTAAGATTAGTAACAGTATTAACATATATAATACTACTTAAATCATATATAGGTTGAGTCAACCAAGTTCTAGACAATGAATTTGCTTGATAGATGGTTACTTCTCCGTTTTTATCTACTAGATTCATATAAGTTTCTTCGTTAGGTGTCGCCGACGGAACCATGCTCGTTATTATTACTGTATCCGATGATTGAATTTCATTTAGAATACTAATTTCATTGACTGGATTAACACGAATATTAGAGGAAGGTACTCGTAATCCATTGATTGTAACCCAAATTCTATCAACATTAACTTGCGACCACTGGGTAACATTGAATGTATTCGGGCCTGAATAGTTAGTCAGTGTTATAGGAAGTCCCTGAGGAGTTGATGATACCGTAAAGGTGTACAATGTAGGTATTGAATTTACATAGTACTCTGTCCCGGCGATCAATCCGCCAAATCCTAAATTAGTACCAAATGTCGTTCCTGTTTCACTAAAATATACCGGAGTACCAATAACCAGATTTGCTGTAGAAGCAACGGTTATAATATTTCCAGTACTAGATGTTGCGGTTGCTGTGGTTGTAGCCAGATAGAATAGCCCTGCTTCCCAAGCAAAGCCACCACCGGAATAATTAGAGCAGTATACAGGATAATTTATTGCACCAATAGTTGATGTATAACCAGAATACCCTACAATACCGCTTTGATAAAGATCAAACGTATAGTTATCTAATACTCTAGCATAATAGACATTGTTATTAAGTTGTAACGATCCTAAAGTACCATCAATTCTAATGAGTTCATTCTGTGTAAATCCATGTGCAGTAGAAGTTTTCACTCTAGTAGTTGTAATCCCTCCCACTACAACTTCTAATGTACCGGTTGCTGTTGTCAATACAATTTGTGTTCCATATTGGTCCATAATAGTGAATGTATTTGTCATAGAATTAATAGTATCAATAAAATACATAGTTCCATCTACCTTGACATTACCAACGTTGGCTACTCCAAAGAACTGTACATATTGATTAGTAATAAAACCGGCTACACTCGAACATGTTATTAGATTTCCAGTACTAGATGTTGCACTAGCAATTGTTATCGCAATAG